ACCGGCGCGAATTCGCCCAGTTCACTCAGGTCGCTACCGGCGCGAATCATCTTGCTCGATGAAGTGGATGGCTATCCCGGCGATGTGGGCGGCGAGGGTGACCCCTGCGACCTTGCCGTTGCTAGAGCTGAGTCCTACGGCACGGCGAAGCGCGTCCTACTGATCTCGACGCCGACGGAAAAGGGCCTGAGCCGGATCGAGCGCCTGTATGATGCCACTGACCGCCGGCGGTACTTCATGCCGTGTCCACATTGCGCTTCCACCATCACATTCGAATTCGAAGGGCTGCATCTTGACGGCAGCGCCGCGGTCTACCGCTGCCCGGTGTGCGGCGAGGATATCCAGGAACGTGACAAGCTGGCGATGCTGGAGGCTGGAAACTGGCGGGCCACGGCCACGTGCGAACCGCAGAAGCGCGGCTATCACCTGAGCCAACTGTATTCGCCGTGGACCGCGTGGGGCGATCTATTGCGGCGGCATGAAGCGGCGCAGGGCGTTCCCGAGAAGGAGCGCGTGTTCGTCAATACCGGGCTGGGCCTGACTTACTCGCCGCCAGCGTTAGAGGTTCCAGAGGCCGACGTGCTGATGAAACGTGCGGAGCCGTACCCTGAAGGAACCGTACCGGCGGGCGGCTGTTTCTTAACCGGCGGTGTGGACGTTCAGGCCGACCGACTGGAACTGGAGCTAGTCGCCTGGGGCCGCGACTTCGAGAGCTGGAGCGTGGCCTATCACGCCATCCACGGCGATATCAGCCAGCCCGAGGTTTGGGCGGCGCTGGAAGGCCTCCTGACGCGATCCTGGGCGCATTCGAGCGGCATGCCCCTGCAGGTCCAGGCTTGCTGCATTGACGCGAGCTTCGCGGGGGCCGAGGTCACCGCGTTCACCCGGAGCAGGCATGGCCGCCGCGTTTACGCGACCAAGGGACTGTCGAGCGCATTCGGCAAGCCGATCTGGCCGCGCCGCGCCAGCTATGACAAGAACCGCATGCCGCTCTATCTGGTGAGCGCGGACGAGGCGAAGCTCTGGGTGGCGAACCGCATGCGGATCGATACGCGGGGAGCCGGCTACATGCACACACCGCTCGCTCGGCCGCGGGACTGGTACGAGCAACTGACAGTCGAGCGGCTCGTGGTGGTGAAGGGCCAGCGCAAGTGGTTGAACCCGCTGCGGGCCAGAAACGAGGCATTTGATTGCCGCGCGCTCGCCGTGTGCGCATTACATTCACGATTGTTGGCGGGGCTTGACCTGAACCGCTGGTGCTGTGAATTCCAGGTACTGGTGGCGGGGCCGAGTGGAGTCGGAGTACGCGATTCCACTCCCAAGCCAAACGGCGCGCCGGCCGTGACCCGCTCGAAGTGGATGGATTTTTGATGTCCCGAGCCCGTATACTGAGCATTACCCTTCGACCTTCGGGACGGGGGCGCGCGCAAATTTTAGCTGGAGGAGCGCCGTGCCTGTGTCCCCACCTGCCGCCCATTACACCGCGCCGGAAGTGATGGCTCGTCCCCTGAGGCTTTCTCTGCTGTGGCACGCGGGCGCCAAAACCGAGGCGGATGAAGTGATCGAGCTTGGAGAGGATGCCGAAGCCAAGCAAATCCTCATCCGCGAAGCGATCTACGGGCTGCTCAAAGACTGGTCCCGAACAAAACTCGCCGCGAAGGTCGTGTCGGCCGCCATCGAAATCGGAGAGAAGCGATGCCAAAAGAAATAACGACGATCACTGCGGGCGTTACCAAAGAGGGCCGCATGGTGGTGACTGTCGAAAAGCCGGACGGCGATGGTATCTGCTTCGACCGCGATGAGGCCATCGCTGTGGGGTTGAGCTTGATCCAGACTGCCGGGAAGCTATTCGACACGGTGGACGAGTTCGCATCCACCCTCGACTGCGCGCAGCGCAATTTGGAGACGCTACACGGCATAGCGAAGCTGCAATGATGCTGCCCGCGCTGTCCCGCATCCCGACGCTGGTCCGTCAAACATGGGACCTGTGGTGGTCGGGCGGCCCTGGCGGTTCCTCAACTGGGATATGGGCCTGGGACGCGGGTAAATCCGGCTCGCGGTTGAGCAAGTGGTGGCCGCCGCGGACCGACTTCGCAACGATTCTCAACCCGGCGATTCTCAAGGCTCGAGCCCGCGATGCCGACCGCAATAACCCATGGGCGCACCGCGCCGTAAACCTGCTGCGCGACTACGTCATCTCAACCGGCATCGTGCCCATGATCGATACCGCCGACACGGCGCTTCGCGCTCGCGTTCATGCCTTGTGGTCCGCGTGGTGTGAGCAGGCTGACTTCACTGGCCGGCATCACTTCCATCAGCTCCAGGCGCAGGCCTTCCGGTCGTGTCTGATCGACGGTGAGGTGATCGGACTGATCCGGCCGGGGCCGACATTGCAGATTCAGGTTCTCGCTTCCGAATTCCTGGATTATTCCCGCGACAACGCCGAGGACATCATGGGCGGGGTCCAGTACGACGCCGAGGGCCGCCGTGTGGGCTACTGGCTGTACCAGAAGCATCCCGCCCAGCCGCTCAACCCGGTTTCGGAATTCGTACCAGCCGACCGAGTGATTCACCTGTACGCGCCGCTCCAGCCGGGATTCGAGCGCGGCGTATCCTGGCTGGCGCCGGCGCTCGTACCGCTCTACGAGCTTCAGACCTTTCTCGAAGCATCGCTCGTGCGGGCCAGAACCGGCAGTCTCTTCGCGGGTTTCATCCGCTCTGCGGACGGCACGCCGATCCTGTTTAACTCCGATACGGGAGACACCACGTTCGAGCCAGGCTCGATGGCCCGCCTGCGCCCGGGCGATGAAATTCAGTTTTCCACCCCACCCGATCCCAGCCAGTCGTTCGCGAGCTTCGTGAACACGCAATTGCGGGCGATCAGTTCCGCGTTATCACTTCCTTACGAATTGTGTACTGGCGACCTGAGCCAGATCACGTTCGCCAGCGGCCGCGCCGGTCTGCTGGCCTTTGAACGTACCTGTGATGCCATCGTGCAGATGTTCGCGCACCAGTTCTGCCGGCCGGTGTGGCAATGGTGGGCGCGCATCATGGTGGCGACCGGGGAACTGCCCGAAACAATTCTCACCGCGCCCGTCAGGTGGACCGGCGTTCCGATTCCAACGCTCGATTCGCGCATGGAGACGCAGTCCACGATTCAGAAGATCCGCGCAGGACTGCTATCGCGCAACGAAGCTGTGAGGGCCAGTGGCGTGGACGTCGAGTCGCTCGACCGCGAGATCGCCGCCGACAACGCACGCGCCGACGAGCTGGGCCTGATCTTCGATTCGGACCCGCGAAAGGTGACCTTGCAGGGGCAGGAACAAGCTGGAGTGAGCTTCGATGGCACACCACAAACGACAGTCCAGTAACCTGCTCACACGGCAGGCCTCGCTCACGCCGGCGAGCTTCGACGCCGCCAGGCGCACCGTGGGGCTGGTCTGGTCCACCGGCGCGGCCGTCCAGCGCTATGACTTCGAGGGCGCGTTCACCGAGCGGCTGGATATGTCGCCCGACGCGGTGGACCTGTCCCAGCTGAGCGGCGGGCCGGTTTTGAACAGCCACAACCGCTTCGACGTGCGCGAGATCCTGGGCACAGTGCTCGATCCAACGGTGGACGGCCAGCGCGGCACCGCTACGGTGCGATTATCATCGCGGCCGGATGTCGAGCCCATCTTGCGCGACGTGGCCGATGGCATCATCAGCCGCGTGAGCGTGGGCTACTCAGTGCAGCAGTGGCAGACCGCCAAAGACGCCGCGGGAAACCGCACCAAGACTGCCACCAGGTGGACGCCCGCGGAGATCAGCTTCACTGCCATCGGGGCCGACCCAGGGGCGAGAACGCGGCAGGAAGACAACGAGGGCGAATGCGACTGCGATCCCGATGATCCCGAGTGTCATTGCGACGAAAGCGAGGAAGGAACCATGAGTGCTATCCCCGATCAGATCCGCACGGCCGCGCGGGTGCTGAACATCAGCGGTGACTTTGTCGAGTCAATCGCCACCCGCGAGGGAGTGACTATCGAGGCCGCCCGCAGTGAGCTACTGAGTCACTTGCAGCAGTCATCGCCGCGCATCGATGGCCGCGCCCAAGTCACTCGCGATGAGCGAGACAGTTTCATGGAGCGCATGCTGAATGCCGTGGGACACCGCTGCAATCATTCCATTCAACTCCGCGACGACGCC